CAGAGACTACGCGGATACGGACCGCGTCACGATTCGATCGGGCGATCAGCTCGCGGGCCGCGGCCAGGACGCGGGGGTCGACCGCGGTGAGGGGGATCTCGGGGGCCGACCTCGAGGGTCGGGTGGTGGACGGTTTCCGCTTACGGGTGGGGGTCATGGGGGCGAGGATAAGGCTCGAGCCTGCACGCGGGGCCCCATAAGGGCCCGGATTGTTGTGTGAGCGCGATCCTTAGGCGAGTAGCACCGGGGGCCGACACAATTCAGGGGCCACCCTCGCCCCCGTCGCCCCCGTCGCCCCCCCGACCTCGACCGGAGCCGCGGCCGCGCCACATGGAGAGATGGATTGTGTATCCGCGGAGCAACGCGAGCCCCAGCACCGCGGCGAGGGGGACCACCGCGACCAGGGCGACCACCGCGAGGGCCGCAGCGTCGGAGACCGCAGCCTCGGGGATCATGGCGGGATCATGGGAGGTCGGCGGCGACGGCCGGGTGGTCGGTCATGTTGTGGGCCTCGCCCCACCCGTCGAGGGTGACGTCGGAGACCGGGCGACGGGTGACCAGGCAGATCCCCGATTGTTTGCCGTAGGCGACCATTCCGGGCCCGAGAGCTCGGGCCCATTGGTCTATGTCTTGGTTCGCGTCCGCGCCCACGATCGCGTCGGGGTAGTCCTCGACCACCGCGGCGACCTCGGCGGCGTACCCCGGTTGTAGCTCGGCGTACCTCGGGGGTGGGGCGTGTGCGGAGATCGCGAACAGCGGCCCCCCGTCGTGGACGAGATCGGCGCAGCAGATCCACCGCGGCAGCATGCCGCCACCCGCGGGGGCGTCACACCCCTTGACCAACCACCAGTCCTCGAGGGCGACGGCCTCGACCCGGTAGGCGACCGCGGACCCGGCCCGGGCATCGCTCGAGGTGTCTTGGCAGACCCCCCACCCGGCCGGCATCAGCGCGGCGACGTCAATGTCTTTGACTTCCTGCAGCGTCAGCACGTCGGCCCCGATCGTCAGATGCTCGAGGTACGCGGCGTTACCGGAGGAGTAAAAATCGAGGTTCGCGGTCGTCACCCTAGGCAGGTTGAAAGCTCGCGAGGTTGAGCTCGGCCGCGAGAATCTGCCCCCCATCGGTCAACCGGACCTGCGCCACGAGACGTCGACCCTTCCCCAGCGATTGAGTGCGGGTATCGGAAATGAACGTGTCCCCGGAGGTCACGATGTGCTCGAGCGGGGGATAGGTCTCGACGTCGACCCACACGTCCCCCTGTTTTTCCTTCTCGAGCCACCGGGTCGAGATCGGGGCCGACCCGTACGGTTTCGAGATCTTCGCGGTCAGGGTCGCGGTGAACACACCCGGCCCGGGGGTCAGATACGCGGCCCCCTCGTGACCGGCGTCGCCCGCGGCGACGGTGTCCCACGGAAGAGACTTCCAATCCGGGCCCGGGGTCAGGGCGATCGTGAGTTTCGTCCTCGAGTAGTGCGGCATCGGTTCCTCCGGTGGTGGTGGGGGTTTCGCGTCCGGGTCGGCGTAGTCGATCGAGGGTTGAGGATCGGTCACCACATAACACGACCACGGGCCAGAGGCGACGGTGTGACGCTCAAAGTGCAGATGTGGGCCCGAGACGTTCCCCTCGGCCCCGACCGATCCGACCCGGTCACCCGCGGCGACCCTCGCCCCGTCCGCGACCGTCCGGGTGGTCATGTGGGCGTAGAAATCGCGGGTGCCGTCGCCGGGGACGATCTCGAGCTGATGAGACCCGAACGCGGAACCATGCGAGCAGTAACAGACCCGGCCCCCTCTCGCGGCGACCACCGGGGTCCCGGTCGGGGCCGGGTAGTCGACCCCGGTATGGATTCCGTTGCCGTAGGCGTCGGCGTAGCACGACCACCACGACCCGCGGCGACCGTAGGGGGTGCCGATCGCGACCCCCGGAACCGGGTCGGTCATCCCGCGGACCGGACCTCGGTGATCGGCCGGCCACAGACCCCGCACACGTAGGCGTCGGGCGGGGCCTCGGGGTCGACCTCGAGCGGGATCTCGACGTCGACGTTTCCGCACCCCTCGGTGCGACACACCACCACATGAACCATTGTTTCGGGCCCCTCTGCTAGACGGTTTGGGTCGCGACGTAGGCGAGGGTGATCGCGGCCAACGACCCCCCGGTCCGGGCCCCCCACACGGTGACCCCGGTCGCGGTCACCGCGGACCACGAGGTCGCGAGCTGATGCGGATTGCCACCACCCCCGGTAACCACCACCGCGGGGGCCGCGGTGAACAGACCCGCAGGAAAAGTCACCGCAACAGAGACCGGGGTATTGAGCGCGGAGGGGACCGCGGTCACCACCGAACCGGCCGCGTGGACCCCGGACCGGGTATCGACCGCGGTCGCGAGGGAATGGATCGAGTCGTCCCCATCGGTGACCCGGTCGGTCCCCAGCGGGTACGGGTATCCCTTAGGTGTGTTAGCGGGCATCAGCTCGGACCTCCGGTGTAGGTGTTCCATGTGGTCGAGGGGTCGACGGTCTCCCAACGGGTAGTCGCGGGGACGTCATCCCAGCGGCCGTAATCGGGCAGGGGCCCGAAACACGCGGCCTCATCCCACGTCATCGCCCCCGCGGTGTCCCACGTCATCAGCGGGTCGGCATCATTCCACCGCGGCGGGGGCGAGGTGCGGCAGTACCCCGAGACCGTCAGCTCGACGTCGTGGACCCCGTAGGCGAGGGTTTCGGTCCACCCCTCGACCCACAGATACGCTGCAGTGGGGACGGTGCCGGCCGCGGGGAGCCCCGTCAACCACACGAGATCGTGTGTCTCGAGGTCGAGCAACGCGAGGGTGCGGTCGAGGTCGAGCCCGCGTACGTCGACCGGGAGCGCGGCCATGACCCACACCGGGGCCGAGTTGCGGGTCAGGAGCATGGTCCCCAGCGCGGCAGCGTCCCCGGCCCCGGCCAGCTCGGTCGACAGTGACAGGGCGCGTTCTCCGTAACGGGTTTTCGAGTCGGGCCGGTCCCCGGTCCACCGCGGTTGCTCCCCCCCGTCGGGGGTCGGCCCGTACCCGATCGACACGTCATTGACTAGACCCTCGGTGGTCCGCGACCACGTGGGGGTGACCAGCACGTCACAGGCGTCGAGGGTCAGACTCGAGGGGGTGCCGCGGCGATGGTGGGCGTCGGCGTACCGGATCTCGCCCCCCTTGGTTGCCCACACCATGCCCCCGGCGTCGACCGCGGTCGATTGCGCGACGTCGAGGGCCGGTTGCGCGTCGACGTCGCGGGCCAGGACTTGAACGGTGCCCGGGTCCGAGGTGAGCGGGTCGAGGGTGATCCCGGCCGCGGCCAGGACCGCGGCGACCCTCGCCCCGTCGAGTTGCTGCGGCCACGGCGCATCCCCCACCACCCGGTAACCGAGATCGGCTAGGGGGCCCATCGCGATCACTTGCGCGACCGGCCGGTCCGGGGTCTCGTGACCGGCGTCCTCCCACCCTTGCGTCATATCGGTGACCGGACCCGCGAACCGGGTCGAGACCGTCCCCGAGATCTCGGTGGTCACGGTGATGGTCGCGCCGACCTCGACCTCGACCGGGTAGGGCTCGACGTCGAGATCGGTGGACAGCTCGAGGGTGCATGATGCGGCCTCGGGTTGCGTGGTCGGATCGTCGCGGCCATGCCGGATCGTCACAGAGTCGACCACACACGACAGGTCCACGGCCGGCCCCCCGTCGAGGGGGGTCAGGGTCACGGTGTGCAGCCCGATCACCAGATCACCCCCCGGTCATCCCCGGAGCCCGGTGCGGCGACCGTGTCCGGTGGTGATCCGGCCGATCTGTCGGGCGACCCCCTCGGGGTCGAGAGCGCCGTAGACGTTGACGATCGTCGGGGGCCCACCGGCCGCGACCGCAGCGGGCGCGGTCCGGCCGGCCGACCGGAGCGGGGCCGCAGCGGGGGCCACCGAACCGGGGACCGCTTTGCCGAGGATCCCGCCCAGCTTCGAGAGCCCGGAGGGGATCTTGATACGGCCGATCGCGGAGATCACGTTGCCGACTGCGGTGACCACGTACCCCAGCGCGGTTTTCACCGCGTCGACCGCGGTTTTCATCGCATCCCACGGCGCGGTGAGGATCTTGGTCAGACCCTTGACGGCGGTTTTCGCTTTGCCGATCGCGTCCCCGAATGCGGTCCCGATCGCGGTGACCACCGCGTCGACCGCGGCCGAGATCTTGTCCCACACACCGACCACGGCGGTTTTGAGGTTCCCGGCGACGGTGACGATCTTGGTTTTCATGGTCGCGAACGCGGTCCGGATCGCGGTGGTCACGGTGGTCCATGCGACCCGGATCGCGGTGACTGCGGTTTTCCATGCCACCACGAGGGCCCGAATGATCGTGCGGACCGCGGCGATCGCGGCCGACCATTGAGCTTTGAACACGGCCACGAAAGCCTTGACGATCGCGGTGATCCCCTTGAACGTCGCGTCAAAGACGCGGCGGATCGCGGGAACCTTTTTGTAGAGGATGACCGCGACCACGATCAGCGCGGCGATCGCGGCAGCGATCCCCAGCACGATCAGCGCGACCGGGAGCCACGTCAACGCCAGCAGCGCAGAGACCGCGGTGGTGATCGTCAACGCGACGTTGAGGGCCAGGATCACCACCACCAGCGCAGCGATCACCCCCACCACGATCTTCACGATCGTTTGGTTTTCACTCATCCACCGGGCGACCGCGGCGAGCTTCCCCACCACCGCGGACAGGATGGGGAGGAGCGCGGTCCCTAGATCTGACTTGAGGTTTTCGAACTCTGCTGCGGCCTGTTGGGTGCGCGCGGCCATCGTGTCCTGTTCGCGGGCTGCAGCGCCGTGAGCCTTCGCGGTCTGCTGGGTGATGAGCTTGAGGGTCGCGAGGGTTTTCGCCTGTTGCGCGGCCTTCCCGGTGAGCTTGTCGGTTCCCTCGGCGGCCATGAGTGCGGAGATCTTCGCGGCCGACAGTGAGGTGCCGTACTTTTCGAGGGGATCGAACTCGCCTTTCATCGCGGACGACAGCGCGGCGACCGCCTCGGCCGTGGTGCCCCCGAACATGGCGGCGAGGTCGGCCCCCTGTTGGATCAGGGCCCCGGTTTTCTTGGTCACCACGTCCAGCGGCAGACCCGCATTACTGAGCTGCGAGCCGATCAGGGTCGCAAGCTCCCCATACTCACTTTTGGCGAGCCCGATCGAGCCGGCCGCGGAGTCGGCCCACTTCTTCACGGTCTCGGCATTCCTCCCGAACACTGCATCGACCCCACCCATCGCCTGCTGGGTGCGGCTCGCGGATTGGGCGGCATCGGCCCCAAACTTGAGGATCGCGGCCCCCACGATCGCGGCCGGCACCGCGGCCTTACGCACCCCAGACTTGAACTTGTCCATGCTCGACGCTGCGGAGTCGAGACCACGTTTCGCGGCCGAGGCGTCGGTGAGGATCTTGATTGAGAGGATCGCGGAACCGGCCACCCGTCATCCCCTCCTCATCTGACGTTCTGTTTCGGTCACGGTGGTCTCGTGGATCTCGAGTAGCGTTGCTAGATCCTCGTCAGTCGCGGCCCCGGTCAACCACCCGAGGTCGAGCCCGCCGTGATAGGCAAGCTCGAGGCAGAGTCGACGGCGTCCGTACGCGGTGCCCCATCCCGCGGCCGGGTAGGGTCCACGTCCTCGGTCTCGGTCGCGATCGCGACACAGTCGGTGTCTTTGAACGTTTCCCACGTCCCCGCATAGAGCCCGAGGCGACGCAGCGCAGCCCACGCGGTGAAGGTCTCTTCATAGTCCAAATGTGGAACGGTGCCGGTCTCCCCCTTGACCACCAGGGCCGGCCAACCATGTTTCTGCGCAGTCTCCCGGTAGCGCAGCAGATCGGGGTTAGTGATCCTGACGTCCTCGTGAATGGTGCCGTCGACCAGCTCGACGGTCGCCAGGGTGCGAGTGAGTTTCGGCAATGGTCCGACCCTTCCGTGAGTGTGCTAGGTGCCGTGAACATGAGAGACGATCCGCTCGACCTCGCGGAGATAGAACTTGGTCCACGTCGGTTCGGTGGTGTGCGCGGCGTTGACCAGGAACTCATTAGCGGCGATGTGACGTCGGGGCCACCCCCAATGAATCGGGTTTGCGTAGGGAACCCGGGCGCCACCGGCCCGGACCGCTGCGGAGGTTTTCGCCTGATTGCCCCGCACCGATCCGGCCAGTCGACCGGACCGGCGAGGGGCCATAGCTGCGGCCCGGAGCGCCACATAGCGGGCCACGGTCGCGTGGACGTGTTTCAGATCCTCGAGATCGTCGCCCGCAGCCTTGAGCCCGCGGCGCAGCTCGCGGGCCCCGTCGACCCGGATCACCGGGGCCCCGGCCACGGTTACGCGGCCTCGGTCGCGGCGGTGCCGGTGCCGTAGACGATCACCGGTTTCCCCACACACGACCACTCGAAATCGGACGTCATATCCGCGCCCATCTCATCGCCACCGAACTCGAGCGGGTCGATCGTCAACGACCCGGTCGCGGTCGCCCCGACTGCGGTCGAGGGGGTGAAGGTGAAGGGGACCGCGGTGCCGGCCGCGGACCATGACAGCGCGTGCAGCCCGGTATTTGTGGCGAGGTCTTGGTCGACGTTCCCGGTCAACGCGAATGTGTACGTCACCGCGCCCGCGGCCTCATCCCCGCAGAGCTTGGTAGTCGAGTCCGCTTGATCCTTGCTCACGGTGATCTTTGCGTTATTGACCAGACACGAGGCGTCGACCGGCGTCCCGGTCTCCCCGATCGTCAGCACGCCCGGGCCTAGTACCTCGGTTGAAACGCTCATCAGTCGATCCTCTCGAGTAGTGGTGGAGCGATGGTGGTGGTGGTGGTGGGGGTGTAGACGATCAGGCAGGGCAGGCGCAGGCAGGGGAGCCCGGTCGGGTCATCGGGCATCACCACTCGCTCAAAGGTTTGGTCATCGGTGGGGAACCGGAGACCGGCGATCTTCGCGGCCGGCCCCACCCTCGAGGCGAGTCGGGCCAGCTCGCGGGTCGCGACCCGGGTCGGGGCGTCGGGGACCACCAGCAGCAGCCCGAGGCGCAGGGTCTCGGTTCCGCAGAGTTTCCCCGCACCGATCACCCTCGCCTCGAGCCGGATCAGCACACCGGGAGGGTTGACGTCGGCGGCGTCCTCGGAGACCGACAGACCGGCCGCGGCGAGGTCGGAGACCACCCCCTCGAGCACACTCGCGAAATCGACCACGAGATCTCACCCGACCCCGGGCCGCAGATACGCGCCCGTCCGCAGCGCCCGCTCGATATCGGGGTCATACTTCGACACGAACGTCAGCCCTACGTCGCCATAGGTCTCGACCCCCGCGGGCGAGTTGCGGCGACGCAGCTCGCGGGCCGCATACATCACCGCACCCTGATAGGTCTCAGCGTCGGGGACGTAGGTCGACTCGACCGGGGGGACCGCGTCCGGGTCCGCGACCGTCCACCATTCCGGCCGGCACCCCTCGACGTAGACCTCGGTCATCCTCGCGACCCGGTCGACCTCGACGTCATCCGATACCGGGGGGGTGCCGGTGTCGCGGAGCCACTTGCGGACGTCGGCCGGGTCGAGCCACGACGGTGCGAACCCGGTCGCGAACGCTCGAGGGGCCGGGGTCGCCCCGGCGACCTCGAGATCTAGGGGGGTCTCGAGGGCGTCGGGGCTACGGGGGTCCGTCAACGTTACGCCTACTTCTTCCCAGCGGACCGGGCCAGCGGCGGGGGAACCGGGGCGGCGACCTTGACGATCCCGCGGGCGTCGCGGACGATCTGCCCCTGATACCCGAAGAGGGCGACGTCGATCCCACCGTTGGGGATGTTCAACGCTTGCACCCGGAAGGGGCCGGTCTCGCGGAAATCGACCGCGTTCCCATCGGCCCCCAGCATGGTGCCGGAGGGGATCGAGGGGACGACCGCGAGGATCACTCCGGCGACGTTCGCGGACCCCTCGCCCCCGATGACCACGGTCGACTGGTTCGTGAGCCACCACGGAACCTCATTGACCGGGATTCCGAGGAACGCGGCGAACACGTCGGGGGCCATTGCCACCGTCGACAGTGACGCGCCGACCCCGGCGAGGGTTTGGGCGATGATCGCGAGCCCATCGGGAACCGAGGTCGCGGTCCCCCCGTCGGTCGCCTCGGCCAGCAGCGTCGTCACGAGCGCGGCCTCACTCTTGAGCCCGTAATCGTAGGTTGCGGCCTCGAGCAACGCGGCGATAAATCCGGTGTTGAAATCCTCATAGATGCGGTCCACGTCCCACCCTCCGGCGATCCGCTCGGCGGTGCCGGTCGCGGGGACGATCACCGCGGGCGACGTCGGAATCGCGGTCTTGTTTCCGGTGTACGGGCCGACCACCGGGGGGGTCTGCCACTTCCACCCCTCCCACGTCATCCCGGTCAGCGGGGCCCCGGAGAACACGTTGAGGAAGTGTCGGGCGTCGCGGCGCGGGGTCCACAGCTCCCCGAGCCACATCGGGCGCAGGAACGCACCCCCGGGGTCTCCGGTGTTCGCGGGGATGATGTCCGCGAGTGCGGCGTTGACGGCCGAGGCGTCGCCCGCTGCGGTGATGACGGGGGCCAGGGTCGCGGCGAACTCGACCAGTGACCGGGGGCCGGCCGCGGCCGGGGCGGGGGTGGTGGGGGTCGGCCGCGTCGCGGCCGCGGTTGCGGATGCGGTCACGGGG